CGCTCAGCAGGCCTGAGTTCGCGGACGTCATGGGACCGTCACACTACGTCTCATTGCTAACATTCACTAATCACGGTCGAGCCTGACAACTCTGCAGGACAGAGCTCGTAGACCTCGACAGCCACTCTTTACGATTGATCGCAGGCGATTAACACCACCCTTCGTTTCACACCCAACCTACCCCTTTTGTGTTCCTTTAAACATGTACAACCCCCTGTCTCCATCTCGCGAGACAGTCTTCCTATTCATCGGCATGGCCTTTGCCTGATGTCACCGAGCCCGCTACCCGCGTTAAGACCTACGTAGTAGGACGCGCGGACGGAAAGGGGGGACCAGGGGCCGAAGCTACCGGGAGGCGTACATGAAACCGCAACCAAGCGGCTAAACAGGAGCATTCTTGCGTTCCCGGGAACAGGTCGAACCTGTGTGACCCCCTAAGGGGACCCGAATGCTTACCGCAAGAGGAGGGAGGGGTGACGTCTCCGGATTCACAGAGACCTGCGATCGTTCTGAATGACTGTTCTGGCGAGGGCTCCGGGAGCCCCTTTACCCAGTACACAGTTCACCGTGACTTCGCTTCCGAAAGCAGCGTGCTTCCTCACGTTCCGCGGCGCGGCTCAAGCCACGACGCTCAACTCCGGCCCAGCGGCCTCAGATTCTTCATACGATGGCGGCATACTAAGACCGTCATAGTAAGAGGGCAACAGATCGCCACGATAGTACTGTGAAAAAACCAGACTATCAGAGACGATCATAGTCCTCTCCCGTACCACACGGGGGAAGAAACGTTTCCGCCACTGCCACCCATTCAACCCCGGCCGCGTGAGACCGAATCCAAAGGATCCGCGTCGCCAACAAGTGTAGTAGGAAAAATCCGGACCCTCGAAAGGGCGGACAGACGAAAGTCTGACACAATACCGAAGCGCAGAGCGCACACGGTGTCCTTCAAAATCCACACTCCACTTCCAAGCGACCATCTCACACGCGTTGATCTCTTCCTCCTCAGGACCTAAGGAACCCTCAGGGACAAGACTGAAGCTGTCAGAAGACAGGATCAGATTATGTCCAACAGGGGCCGAAGGCGGAGAACAGAGAGTCGGCGTAGAATGGAACCCAAACTTCACTCCCATTCGCCAAGAAAGAGCACCTTCAAAACCAAGCTCCGGTAAAGTCAAGCGACAAGACCGAAGTTGGGAAACCTTGTAAGAAAACCAGCAGCAGGCTGCTCGAAATCTAACACCAGGTTCAAGGCCTCTAACAAAAGAAGCGAATGTCTTCCCCAATCCCGTGACATACTCGGATGGACGGAGCATACCAAACCTAACGGTCGGAACAACGAAAAGCAAACCCTCCTTCCACCTGAACAAGGTGGAATTCAAGGAGCCAAACGAATCCGAAACCGAGGTCTTCGAAACTTCAACATCCAAACCGACGTCAGAAACAACCTTCATCCAGGACTTGGCAAAAGCCGCGTCGGACTGGAAAAGGATATCATCCCCATTGATGAGAAGAGGAAGTCGTTGAGACTTCTTCGACACATGACGTGCCCAACGGAAGGCAAGATAATTCTGAAGGCACAAAAGGGGGAAACTCAGGAGAGAACCCATCATTTGTCCAACAGAAGGAACCATCTCAAACCCACCGTCACACAAATCGAGCGACCAGAGAGAGGGCCGGAG